GCCATGGTTCATCCCTGATTTTTTCTGTTTACAAAGTTAAACTAGGGTAACAATACACATGGGGCACCGGCAGCGAGCCAATAAGTCGGGGCTGGCCCGAGTTTTGGGGGTGACGCCACCGGTGGTTGGCAAGTATTCCCACGACCCGACATTTCCGGCGTTCGATCACGATCAGATGGCCGAGGTTTATGCTGTCGTGCTGTGGCACGCTGACAAGCGCAACGCACAACAGGCCCAACAAGCAACCCCAGATGACGATCTTGCCGGCGACGTTTCCGAGGGACTCGAACGCTACCGCATGGCCAAAGCCCAACAAGAGGAAATCAAGCTGGCAGAAACCCGCCACCAAATTGTCAAGCTCAACGACTTCGAGGAGGCTATGCAAATCGCTCTGCAGCCGTGGCGACGACTCGGAGAAGCAATCAAGCGGCAAGGACTGATGGACGTATTCGCGATGATCGAAGAGGCAAATCAGGAGGTGGCTGAATCACTGGAGAGACTCTATGGACGCGCCCCAACCGCCGAATCTCCAGGATTGGCGTGACTACGCCATTCATCCCGCGAGGGCGTTCCGCGATATCTATTTGCGGACCGTCCCAGTTCGCCCCTATCGCTCGATTCGACAATTCGCCGAGCAAGAAATCTTCCTCCCTGATGGCCCATATCAAGGCCAGCGATTCCGCTGCAGCAGACAGCCCGCCCACGGCCTATTCTTCGACGCCGTCGATTCTGGGCAGTGGTTCCGCTACGCCTGCACAGGCCCGCAGCAGTCGGGCAAAACGCTGGCATTCGTGGTGATCCCGATTCTTTACCACTTGTTTGAGCGAAACCAGACCGTGCTATTCGGTCTGCCCAGTATGGATATGGCCAACGACAAATGGAAGCTCGACATCAAGCCTGCTATTGAAGCCAGCCAATACGCCAAATTCCTCCCACGCAAAGGTGCAGGCTCGCAAGGCGGCACCCCTGAACTCATTCAATTCCTCAATGGCTCCAATATCAAATTCATCACAGGCGGCGGCGGTGACGAAAAGCGAGCCGGCATCACAGGCCCGATTCTGGTCGTCACTGAAGTCTCACACCTCGACGAGACTGGAGTGAACTCCGACGAGGCCACAAAGCTCAAGCAGATGGAAGGCCGCGTCAGAGCCTTCAGAGCAAGCGGACAGGCTCGCATCTACCTCGAATCCACGATCACCACCGAACACGGCCGAATGTGGCAGGAGTGGCAGCAAGGCACCGCCGGCGAAGTAGTCTTTCCCTGTCATTCCTGCGGCGAACACATTGCACCCGGCAGAGATGCTCTGATCGGCTGGCAGGACGCAACGACAGAAGCCGAAGCCGAAGAAAAGACCCGTTGGGCTTGCCCTGCCTGCGGTATTCTTTTCGACGACGCTACGCGACTGCAGCAACTCCAAAAAGCACGCCTGAGGCACCGCGGCCAAATCGTATTACCTGACGGCACAGTGACAGGTGATTTGCCTCAAAGCAAAACCATGGGCTTCCGCTACAGTGCACCCACAAATACCTTCATGACCGCTGGCATCGTCGGCGCTGACGAATGGCGAGGGCAACGCGAGGTGGACCCAGACAACGCCGAAAAGGAACTCCTGCAATGGACCTGGGCACTTCCGGCACAGCCCAAACAAAAGGACATCGAGCCACTTGACTTCAAAGCCGTGATGAAACGTCAAAGCCAGTACAGGAGAGGGCTAATTCCTTCCGGCTGCGTCCGCATTTCCGCAGGCGTTGACTGCCGCGCCCAGCAACTCGACTGGTTCGTCATCGCCCAACATGAAAGCGGCCAGCCCTACTGCATTGACTACGGTTACCAGCCAATCCATCGCGAATTGATCGACCTGCCGACCGCACTGGCCAACGCCATTCAAGACCTGCAGGCCAAATTCGACTCAGGCTGGGAACTCGAATCTGGAGGCTCAAAGGGCGTGGATATTGTCCTGATCGATGCCGGCTGGGAAACTGAAACAGTCCGTTCCGCGGCACAGCCCCATCAACTCTGGAACACCGCAAAGGGCTTCGGCTACAAACAGCACAGCGGAGCCGTCTACCACGCACCCAAAGACCGCTCAAAGTACACCGTGGCTATCGGAGAAGGCTGGCACGACGTGGCATTCACCACAGGCACAGGCTACCGCAGGGAATACCAAAACAACGCTGACCACTGGAAGCGGCGAGTACATCAGGCTCTGAGTTGCCCTGCCGATTCCCGCGCCGCCCTGCTCTTGCCACACACAGACAAAGCCGACGGCCGTGCAGAAGTTGCCAAACAACTCACAGCAGAACGCGAACAGGTCGTTTTCGAAGTCGGCAAAGGCCGCGTGCAGAAATGGGTGCAGACTTTCAGCAGGAACCACCTTCTGGACGCTGCATATCTGGCGTTCGTGGGGCTGTCTGTGCTACAATTCGACGCTGAAAAAGAACGCCGGAAAGCCGAACAAAAGCCCGTGAATGGTGTGATTTCTGGCAAAAAAGCCCCGAAATTCGTGAGGGATTTGCGATGAAGCCACTTGAATCCCCAGCATACACCCAGCGACGATCCTACACGCCATGCCACGCGGCACCTGGCGGCGGACTCTGTCCGCAGTGCGGGCAGTTCGCGACCAGTTACAACTCGCAGCCAATCGGCGACATGCAAAAGCAATACAGACGCTGCCAGTGTGGCAATCGCTTCACCACAGTCGTTCGGAGGCAACCATAATGCCACTCAAGCCCGGAAGCAGTCGCGCGACCATTCAGGAAAACATCCGCAAACTAATCGCCGAAGGCTACACGCCACAGCAGGCTGCTGCTATCGCATATGCGGAGGCACGCAAACGCTAATCCTTTAGCAGACCTGAATAGACCAATCGCCACGCAGCCGCAATGCTGCAACCATGGCAAGATCCGCATCCGAACGCTTGGCACTCTACGAAGACCTCCGCGACCGTGTCGAAACCGGTTTGCTCGCAGGGGCTCCCGTCATCACGTACACCGTGGACGGACAGATGGTTCAGAAGGAGCCCACAAGTACATGGCTCGCGGAACTCGACGCAAGGATCTCTGATCTCCGCCGGCAGGCATCAGGCGGCATTCACGCGGCTCGGAATCTTGTGAGGTTCCAGCGATGACTGCGAAGCCAGACTACGCTGCGAACGTCCGTGAGGCTGCAAAGCCGACTCGCATTGACAGGGCACTCCTGCAAATCGCTCCAGCATGGGCAATGGGGCGAATCAAAGCCCGTGTTGATGGCCAGTTGCGACTGATGCTGGCAAACCGCGCCGCCGAAAACTTCGCGGCATACGAAGCTGCAGACAACGACAGGCTCCGCGGAGAAAAGTGGATTGCGTCGAAACTCACACAGAACGACGCGATTGGCACCGAATTAGAAACAATGATCGACCGGGCAACCGACCTTTACCGTAATGACGTGTTTGCCGCGTCTGCAGTCAACGGCCGTGTTGACAACGTCATCGGGCAAGGTATCCGCCCACAGGCCCGCGTGCAGGCTGCCAGAGGCGTTGTTACGCAATCACAGGCCGAGACATTCAACACGCAGATCGAACTACTCTGGCACCGCTGGGCAATCGCTGAAGGTTTCTACGCGAAGCAGAGACTGCTCGAACGCTGCAACGGCATTTACGGCGAATCATGGCTCTATATGGGCAACGATGACAGCCCGGAAAAGCCCGTTACTCTGTCAGTCCAGGTGATTCATCCGCAACGCATTCCAGTTTACTCGTGGCTGCAGCAGGGCAGGCCAGAGCGGCGACTGGGGATGAGGCTCGACGCACGCGGAACAGCCATCGCTGCGTTCGTGCGACGCAGTCTGCCAAACGACAGCTACGCAGCAGATCAGATGGAGGATGAGGTTCCGCTGACTGACCTTCTGCACTGCTTTGAAGAAGTAAGCCCAGGGCAACTCCGCGGCGTTCCGTGGTTGGCTCCTGCGATGGGCAAACTGAAGGACCTCAAGGACTTCGTCCACGCCCATTTGGTGGCCGAACAGGTGGCCGCATGTTACGGGGCATTCGTTACCGGCGCCACTGATCCCGCCTTACTGGCAGAGGCAGGCCGCAGCCGGTCCAATCTGGAAGACCTAAGCCCGGGCACGATTCAATACTTAGGTGATGGCGAGTCTGTTCAGTTCAGCGACCCCGCACGCCCCGGCACAACTCTCGGCCCATACGTTGAGTGGGCATTACATGGCGTGGCAGCCGCTTTACGTTACCCATACGAATTGCTCGCAAAGCAATTCACAAACAATTTCAGCGGCGGCAGGCTCGCTTTGATCGACGGCCGCATCACCTTCAAGTGCTGGCAGCATGTGTTGATTGATCGGACCTTGCGTAAGCTCTGGGCTCGCTTCGTTGACCAGTGTGTCATTCAAGGCGCCGTGGCGATCGACCCAGTAAGGTACGAAGAAAACCGCGCCCATTTCCTCAATCATCAATGGATTCCTCCTGGATGGCCGTGGGTTGATCCTGACAAAGAAGTCAAGGCCGACGTGGCAGCCATCGAAGCCGGCTTAACGACCCAAACAGAATCGCTTGCATCCCGTGGCCGCGACTTCGACGAGACGCTGCAGCAGATCGAGCGGGAGTTGTACGCAAAGGCCGACATGGAGGCCCGCGTCCAAGCCTACCGCATCTCCCTGGAACTCGACGAAGACACAGATCCCGCAGACGACAGCCCGGACGATACGCCAGACAACAACGCTGACGACTCAATGGGCGTCGATGAAGATTTCGCGATCCCTGCCAAATACGCCGGCATCAATTTCACTCCGCCCGCAGGTGTGCGAGCAGAAGCCAAACAAGGGCTCGAATGGCGACGTGAATACAAGCGTGGCGGAACCGCAGTCGGTATCGCACGAGCCCGCGACCTGGCAAACGGGAAGCAAGTCAGCCCATCAACGATCGGTCGCATGGTTCGTTTTTTCGCCCGTCATGAAGTAGACAAGCAGGGCGAAGGATTCTCGCCAGGTGAAAAAGGTTATCCGTCAAACGGCCGCATCGCCTGGGCACTTTGGGGTGGCGATCCAGGCAAGGCATGGGCAGGCAAAGTGCAACGACAAATGCAAGCAAGGGACAAAGCAAATGCCCGCAATTAGCACCGCTCCAGACAAATCAACATTCCGCACAGACGCAGCCCGGCAGGCTCCGGCACGCGTAGACCGCGAAGGAGGCGTTATTTACGGCGCTGCAATGATGCAAGCAGGCGACCTTAATCCGGGCGACGCCAGGCCGTTCACGGTTGACGCTGAAACACTCCAGCAGGTCGTTCAATTCGGCAACGCGACCCGCAACGGACTCAAAGCCAGATTCACGCATCCAAATATGTCGAACGACGGCATGGGCTCCTATCTCGGCAGGTGGACCAATTTCCGCATCGACGGCGACACCGTCCGAGCGGACCTGCACATCGCAGACGCAGCATATACCAGCCCACAGGGCGACCTAGGCAACTACGTTTTGGATCTCGCTGAACAGGACCCAGAATCCTTCGGCGTGTCCATGGCGACGCGATTCGATGAGCAGAACCTTTCGCAGTTTGAAGATTCACGACACCGCGAGTCTGACAATGACAAGCGGAAGAAAATGCGGTGGCCCATGCGATTCTCCGCCATGAAAGCCGGCGACGTTGTGGACAGCCCAGCAGCCACTCGCACCGGTCTATTTTCGCTGACTGAAGCAGATCCCCGAAATCTTCCCGCGCAGGCTACAGCCCTGCTCGACGCCTACTTTTCCGCCGCACCCGCCGCAGCGATCCGGGAGCGAATCAACGGTTTTCTGAATCGCTACCTATCATCACGAGGTGATGACATGCCAGAGCCGACCCCGGCTGAACCAGTGACCACAGAAACGCCGGCCGCTCCGGCAGCCCCTGCAGCCGATCTCTCGGCAGCGCCCGCAGTCCCAGTTGCACAGAACCCGACCGCTGATCTTGCAGCCGCAGAGCGTACCCGCTGCCTGCAGATTCAGGCACTTTGCAACCTTGCAGGTGTGCCCGACAAATTCAGCCTCTTCGTCAATGGAAACTTCAGCGTTGAAGCCGCACAGGCTGCCTTGCGTGACCTGTCCGCACAGCGTGGCAGTGTGATTCAGCCAGCCGCAGAGCCGCAGCCAGACCCGAACGCAAGGTACAAGGCTGAATTCGCAGTTAATCGCGACAGCATCACTGTCACAGAAGAGCAGTGGATTCGTTCCCGCCGCATCGACGACGGACTGGAACCGCTTCAGAAGTAATTCAATCCCAACCCTTTCTTAGGAGAAAATACAGTGGCCGCAGTTACCGCAAATCAGATCACTCTCATGCAGGGTGCAGGCCGGCTTACTCGAAGCAAGGCCGCAGCAGTCAATCTCTACGCCGGGACCCTTGCGTTCTTCGACGCATCAACCGGATACATCACGAACGACGACAACGCAGGCGCGAACGCATTCGCCGGCATCGTCTATCAGCAGTGTGACAACTCCGGGGGCTCCGCTGGTGACCTCGAAGTCGAACTCTTCACCGACGGCATCTTCCGCCTCACTGGCTCTTCATTCACGCAGGCGACGAATGGTGACCTCGTGTATGCAATCGACAACTACACGATTCAGGCCAGCGCTACCAGTGCCAGCAAAGTTGGCCGCGTCGTCAATTACGTTTCCGCCACAGTGGTTGACGTTCTCATCAACGTCCACGGCTAATTACTGACACACTCACAGATTTACTCTGAAAGGAAATAACCATGGCTCTGAACATTGCAGCCGCGCAAATCAAGTTGCGTGACCTGACAGCAAAATTCGACAACCGTCTCCAGGCAACGACTCCGTTTTACCCTTCCGTTTGCTACGACGCATCCAGCAATCGCAGCGGCGAAAAATACGGATGGATCGGCAACATGCCGGGCGTTCGCGAATGGCTCGGGGAACGCCAGTTCTCTGAGTTGCGTGCAGCCAATTTCACCATCGAAAATAAGCACTGGGAAAGCTCGCTGCTTATTAAAAAGACCGACCTTGCCGACGACAACCTTGGGCAGTACGGTCCAGTCCTCGAACAGATGGGCATTGAAGCTGCGATGCACCCTGACGAGTTGTTTTTCAACGTCCTCGAAGCCGGTGAGTCCACTGCCTGTTTCGATGGCCAATTTTTTTACGACACCGACCATTCCTGGGGCAACTCGGGAAGCCAGTCGAATGATATCACCAGCACCGTTGCCAGCACCTCCGCTGTTACCGCTGCTGAAATGAAGACCGCCATCCGAAAGGCCGTTAAGTCTCTGCTGTCATTCAAAAATGACCAGGGCAAACTCTACCATCGGCCGACGGTTGGGCGATTGTCGGACCTGACGATTCTGGTTCCGCTTGACCTTCGCGATGTGACCTACGACGCACTCGAAAGCGAACTGTTGAGCAACTCAACAAACGTCATCGTGGATCGCCCCAACATCGTGTCCAGCCCGTACCTTGCCAGCAGTGTGAAATTCTTCCTGTTCAAGACCGGCGAGCCTGTGAAGCCGTTTGTTTTCCAGCGTCGCGAGCCTCTCAGCCGTCAGATGGCTGGCATGGACAACCTTGAAACGAAGGACGTCAAATTCATGACCGAAGCCCGCTACAACGTGGGATACTTCGCGTGGTGGACCAGCGTTCTTTGCACCCTGACCACATAGTCACAATGAGCAACAGCCGGCAGGACGCTGTCGGCTGGCTCCGGTCTGTCCGCCACAGGCCGGGGCATTTTTCTGGCGGAGGAGAATGACAAATGAGCAGTTACCGAATCACAGTTGGCGACGCAGCCACAGGCCGCAGCAAGGCTAACAACAAACGCCACTTCCGCACCCGTCTCAGTGACGGCCAGCACCTCGAAGTGGTTGAGGGAAGCCCAATCACTGTGACCCTGACGGCAGTGGATGCAGCCACAGTCGAAAACCTTGCAGGCCGCGGCTATATCGTGGCAGAGAAGGTTGAGCGACCGGCAGGCACTGCAACTGCCAGCACAGCGGGGACACGCAAGTGAATCTGCGAGCGCAAATGGAAATCGACGCCTGTGCCATCCTCAATAACGAGGAGTTGGGCGAGCGTGCCATTTGGACCCGCGCAGCCACTTCAACGACGCTCCCGCGATCCGTTCGACTGATCGAACAGCCCGACAGACAGACCGTCCGCCGGGCGCATATCTGGACGCCGATCGATACCACAACGGTTTCCGTCGGCGACCTGTTTTCGGTGAAGCGCGGACAGGTCACAACCGTCTGGCGAGTCATGTACACAGACCCCGCAGAGACGGCAATTCAACGAAGTTACTGCCACTTGCAGTTGAGTGAGACACTTACGTTTCGTCGAACACAGTACGTTTTGCAACGCCGTGGCGTGAAAGATCCCGGAATTCCAGTTGAGACATCTGGCGTGCGATGTAAATGGTTTC